ATTAGGACCAATGTATTGACGTTGTTCTGTAACACCTTTTTCTTGCCCTGCGGCTTGTTTTGCGGGCTGGCTGATAAATTTAGAGTAGTCAGGCATCTGCCCTTGTGGCAAGGCGGGAGCTTGATAACCAGTCTGTTGCTGAGGAGGCTGATAGCCGTAACTAAATTGTTGAGGGGGCATCTGGCCGGGAATAACTGCTCCTGCCTGAGCCTTCACTACACCGCCCAGCGCGAACTGCATAGTCTCAGGGCTGTTAGGATCAAACTCATCAATCATAGCATCAATGTCAACATCCATGTCTTCGGTGTCATCCATTGTGGCTTCTTCGGAGTTGCCCATCTGTCCCATGGCATCCATCTGTGCCAAGCCCTTCTTGGCTTTATTACGAAGCTCCATGAGATTCTCAAGACCAATGTAGCGAGTCACATCTGCGGGGAATACAAACTCACCCTCACTTAGTTGTGCGGGAATGTCATCCCGAACCTCTTTCTGTGTAGAGCCTGCTGGAACATCATTGCCCGATACAGGATCGACAGTGCCCCCTTCATCTTTAAGGCCGCCATCTTCCATGCCTCCTTCGGCAAAAGCGGAAACTGTCTGATCTTCCAAATTGCGCCGTGCGCGGCCCTTTGCCATTGATTCATCCCCTTCAATACTGTTGATACGCGCCTTTGGCTTTTTAAGCGTTTTTTGAATATTTAACTTGTCTTGTTCTGATAAGGTTGACATGTAGGCATCAAGCTTATCCGTCTTTTCACTGGGATCAGCCAACCCAAGAAAATCATCTTCGTTGATCAACTCCAAATTACGCATCTGTATGTTGGCTTTTGCATCTGGAGTCACAAGTTCTGTAGAAGAATCACCAAGGATCTGATCAGCCGTTGCTTTTCTCTTAGTCATTTCCTTCCAATACTTAGACTCAACAGCCCTAGCAGTCTCTTCTGCCATTAAAGATGGACTACGCTTTTGCGCCGCTTTTACTGCAAGTTCTTGTGTCTTGTGTGTACTAGTAGGTTTAATTTGTTTTTCATCAAGCAATTTCCTAAGTTCAAACTCAGAATATTCAATGCCATCATGTATAGATGGAACATTCACATATTTCCCATTGTATGGAATAGTCGTAGACTTTTCAGAGACTATCTCTCCATTATGAGAAATGTATATAGGGCGACCTGATTCAGTTTTAAATTCAGTCATTAAACCAACAGGACGGGAGCCAACCTGATTAATATCATCATATAGCCCTTCAAGTCCCTTAAAATCAACCATCGGATAAAGCCTCATCTCTTAAATATTTAAGTGACCGCAAAGCTTGTACAGCACCCTGCGCCTGATGGATGGATACTATGTTGTCTGATTGCTCTAGTTTTCTATGCTGTTCGGATATCATAATATCCAAATACTCACAATAAGATTCCCACTGCCTGTTATTACTGCAGAGGGGCTTGAGCTTGCTCACCACCTTCTGGCGATGCTGGCTGTCCACCTTGATCATTTCCTGTAAATCCTTGTTCTCCCGGTACAGGAGCTTGTCCTACACCAATGTTCCCATTACCTGCTCCAGTCGGGTCTTGTACTCCCGGTGGGCCACCTGCTTGTTGTGCTGGTGCTGGAGGCGCTGGAGGTGCATTCTGTTGCATCAGCTTCTGCTGTAGTGCGGCCTCTTCAAAGCTATTAGTTACCTTCTCAGGATCAAGATCCATAGACTTTGCAATCTCACGCACAATGTATGGGAACTTAGCAAATGGTGCGAGGGACGGGTTAGATGCAACTTGTAAGAACTGCATCAGGCGTTGGCTACGAACTTCATTCGCCATGAGTGATTCAGTACCACGCGCTTTAATCTCTAAGTCACCTTTAATGGTAGGATCAAAATCAAATTGCATGTTGAATGAAAACATAGACTTACCAAGAGGTGCCAAAAGGTAGTCATCAATATTTTTGATAACTGTCTTGATTCCACCTGCCGCCGCATTCATCAACATAGAGATGCCAGATGCTGTACGTCCTACGCCAGCCACACCTGTCTGTCCATGCGCGAATGATGGGAAGCCTGTTGACTCATCGGCAAGTACACGTGCCTTGTCAAACAGTTGCATGTTTTCTCCTGAGACATTCGGAAACTTAGTACCGAAGATAGCTTGTCCCGGTGCCCCACCCTGACGGCGGAATACTTTACCCGGATACACGGAGAGATCTTGACCGGGCACTAGGTTTGTCTCATCAATCTCGATGAGCAAGTTCCCTGACAAGACTGCATTGTCCACAGCCATACGCATGAAACCGTTCATCAGCGTCTGGGTATCGTCCATGTTTTCAGCGATACCTACACCGAAGAATGAGTATGGGTTTAACTCATACGGCACAGCATAGTATGGAATGTTGGCAGGCTTAAACGGATTCAATACTGCACGTAAGATACGCCCGTTGCAGTACCAGATGTTCGCTTGTACTTCATCTAAGTCATCAAACTCACTAGGGATGTCTACTCCGCCAGTCTCTAATACTTCACGATCAATTGTTCCCCAGTACTCAAGAACTTCAAATCTTTCAATATCATAGTCTGTTTGATAGTCACGCAGGTCATCTTCCCAGTACTTCTTAACGTACCCTTCACCCAATGAGATAACCTCATCAATGACATTGATACGGAAGAAAGGACGCTTCTTCAATGAACGCAGTTGTGTACGTGACATCTTGTGACGCTCAATAACATACTGAGCCTCGTCCATGTTTGACGCATCTGGGTCAGGGTAGAAGTTCCATACAGAGACATGGGATGTTGAGGGAACCGTTTTGATTACTGGATTGTATTCCCCTTCCTCATCCCAATTCGGGTATTCCTTATCTACAGCAAAGGGGCCTTTCATAATCCCCGTGCCGAACAAGGCCATTTCAAATGATGTTGAACGCAGTTGCTTAGAAGCGTGGGCTTCTTCCAACTGGTCCATAATTTTCTTTTCCATCTTCTTAGCGGCGATCAGTGCAGGCTCAAATGTAATCTGAGTAGCTGTGGAACCATAACCCTCTTTGAGGTTTTCTACATCGGATAGTTTATCTGTTAACGAACCTAACTTTAGCTCACGGAGTGTGTCGGCTGTAGCTCCCGGAGGGAAGTCATTGCCGTCTCCTTCAAAGCCATAGATTGAACCTTCCTGTGTTGGACCGCCCTGCTCTGGCTGTGGTTGCATATCAAAATGCACAGCCTCAGTAACGCCATCCGGTAGGCGAGTAGGCTCAACGGTAATAGGGAACTTGTGCCCAGCGAACAGTACGTCAATGATCTGACCATACGCCGCTAGCGTCTTGGTTTTAGTAACCTTAATAAATACACGAGACTTCTCAGCGGAAGTGAACTGTACGTCCGGTCCATAGATGCCACGGTAGTTACGATACGCCTGCAACCAACGATCTTCATCCTGACGACGAGTATCCTCAGCTTTACGATATCTTTCTAAGACGTGACGAACGATAGCCTGTAGCTCAGTAGCCTCTGGCTCAGCCTCTTCTGTATCGTCCAGTGTAATCTGCAGATCAGTGTCTGCATCAAAGATATCATCTTCTTCCATATTTAATATCCAAATTTATTGTCTGCGGGCACGAAACTAGAAGTTCGCTGATGAGAGGGATCAAAATCCCAGATAGAAAACCGAGGACGGGACATTATACCATAACGTAATGCATCGTACAAATGATCTTCCGACTTAGTATCAATATCTTCTGGATTCTTCTTGTCCAGTGGGATAATAGGTAATTGTGCAATTAGATTCGTACATGTGTTAAAAAATATCAATCGTGGCTCTTCAGAGTACTCATCGACTTGTAGCCTTCTGTGAACCTCATTCTTGCCAGATACACGAGAACCAGCAGAACGATCAGACGGCCTCCATCGGCACCCTTTCTGAATCATCTGCTCTGCTAGCGACGGTCCTGTGTCCCCGCGCTTGTGCCAGCACGAACTATCTAATACTCCGTACTTAATGTTGCCATCGTCTTCTTCAAGCTCAGTGACCATATCTGCGAGATCAGTTGCCAAGACTTTGCTAACGTATAACTCACGATAGACAATAAGCTGTTCATCAGGAGAACAGGCAATCCATACAACAGCAGAATAAGAACCATACCCATAATCGCAGGCCCTAAACTTAACCCAATTACGAGGAATGTCAAAAGGCTCAACAACATGTATCTGTCGATTGAATTCAGGAAACGCCGCACCTTCAGCAACATCCCAATTACCCTCTAGTAACTGTTTACGTTGATGCTCAGGTAAAGACAGGAGCATCGCTTCATAGTCCCCCGCATCATACAGGTGTGGGTTATCAACTAGCATTGCGGGTATAAACTTACGTTTAAACAATGCTTGGCCTTCTTTTTTGTGTCCGTTTGGATACGCTAAAGTCTTGCCACTTTCAATATCTGTTGCATTAAATGCATTACCGGGCGGAGAAGGATCAATGAACATCTTCTTCACCCAAGCATGTCCCGGTCCACCGGGGTTAGTAGTAGCTCGCATATAGACTGGCAGATCGGGTGCTGTACTACGCAAGCGAGATCTCATGTAGTCCCACGCAAATGGCGTATGCCACTGTGTCAATTCGTCGAATCCAATCCAACTAAATGCCTGTCCTTGGTAACGTAATACGTCATCGTCCCTGTCGAGATATGAGAACCATAGCCTAGCTCCACTAGGAGCAGTCCATTGCATCTTACGCTCTGACCATTTAATACCGGGCCAGATCTTCGGATACATCTCCTGAGACTTCCAAACGAGTTCTCTTAGTTCCTCATTCGTATGTCGTAGTAGCAGTCCACTGAAAGAGGGATGACCCATAAATCGTAACGGGTCAGCCAACATTGCATAAGACTTACCACCGCCTGCGGCACCTCCATACAGAACCTCCCGTTCCCCTGCGGCCAAGAACTCTGTCTGTGGACCAGCATTTGGTTTAAATATTACGTTGTGTTCTTCTTCAGGACGTATCGGCTCAAACTCATCTGGAGCTTGGGGATCTTCCTTCACTTCAATGTTAGGTAGCGGTTGACTCTTCTTCGTGCTCTTCGTTGACGATGCGCGACTTTCTTGCGCCGAGACGCGACCTTTCGAGGGTTTCCGCTTTGGAGATTGCCGCTTCGTACCTTCTGGCCCATTCACGGAGAGTTGCACTTCGTCTTTTGTGGGATTGCTCACTATCTATTCGCTTCTTTAAACCCATGTGAGAAATGCTACGGCCTGTCTGTTTAGTTAGCCAGTTAGCAACTTCTCTGTAGCTGTATTGCTTTAAGTAGTCTTTTGCTTTCTCTAGTGCTCTTAGTTCCCTAGGCACTGGTAATAACATATCGTTATCATCAGGGTCTTCCTTATAACCAAATGGAATAGTACGTGCTATTCTTGGAATACTAAGAAAGTCCTCATCTGCGATTGTATTCTCTGGCTGAGGAAGTATCCATTTACCTGTGGATCTATTCGTCGTCATGTTCTTCAGGGCGTTTAGGTGGGAGAATCATTACACCACCAGAGGATTCTACTTGGATCTTTTCAGACTTGATGATACCAACACGATCCATTACTTCTTTAGCCGCTTGCATCTTTTCTTTGATACCTAGTTCAGTAGGGTCATGTAGTGCACCTACCATTGCCATTGCCGCACGTGGGGCTGACTGTGCTAGGTACATATTGGTTCGCTCTAAGATTTCATCTTTCAGTGATTCAACAATACCAGCAGTATGCTGTGTAGGCGAATAGCCTGCTAACTTCTTAGCTTCCACCATACTACCACGTGCTTCTTCAAATAGCACGTCTAGAAACTTCTGTTGCTTCTCTGTGAGTTGGCGTTTACCGGCCATCTTACTTTACCTTCCTGTGTGGTTTTACTTTCTGCGCTACCTTCCTAGGCTGTGCGGAAAATTGTTTGCCTGCGGCTTTCGCTTTCCGCTTGGCTCTCGTAGTAGCCGCATACTCGCTCGCCGAAAGACTTGTAATTGCTTTCGCCGGGAGATATCGCTCCCCTGTAGCTTTGGGGCCTTGAGTAGAGGGCTTCCCACTTTTGGTACGCCAATTCTGTTTTGTCCAAGCCTTTAAAGACTTCTGAGGTGCTTTCACGATTTGTATCCGCCACCCTTTGCTTTGTATTGCTTTGCGAGCATTTGAGCTTTTCTAGCTGACCACTGACCGGGGGCACCACCCTTTCCGCCTGCTTTAATACGGTTGAAAATTCCTTCGCGCATACCGGGCTGTGTGTAGTTACCTGCGGCATTGACTGTGCTCCCGCCCTTCGCCATGTTCACGGAATTGTACGGACCACTCTTCGCCATGCCACCACCCATCATATGCTTCTTGATTTCTTTAGGTGACTTGCCCGCCTTCTTCATTGAGATTGCGACAGCGGCTCTTTGCTTAGGGTTTTTGTAAGGCATAGTTTATCCGTTAGGTAGGAACACTTCTTCAACAGTAACAATAGTACCGATGTCCGGATCGTGACCGCCTTGTGTAGCAGACGCTGTAACCTTCAACGTATCCCCTGTCTCAAGTACTAAGAACGCACTGCTCAATTGGATGAATTCACCAGTAGCCAAATTCTTACCACCTAAAATTACTGTATTAGATGCCTCTGAAACATCGTACCACTCAAGCAAAATATCGGATGCGTTAACGGTGCCATTAGATACGAACACAAGCGACATGTACGATACGGTATTAGGAGGACATGTATATGCAGTAAATGCAACATCATCCGTTGTAGCGTGTACGCCGTAGCTTTTGAATCGACTGGGGCGGGTGACGTTTAACGCCATGTATTAGCCACCCATCCGCAAACGCTTAGAACGCTGTGCTGGTGTTTCAACTGTAGCGGTAGATGCCTGTACAGACTGAGGCTGTCCCATTGGGGGACCAACAACCCTAGACAAATGGTCAGTTACCTGTCCACCTGTTGCGTAGTTATGCTGATAAGATTTACCACCACGCCCACGGGCCATGCCACCGTCTTTCATATCTGGCCGACCTTCTTTTTTCTGCATTTCTTGAAGGCCACGCTGTACAATACGAGACTTTAACTCTGTTGGATTAGATGTTCCATACTTTTCAACTAACCTTGCTGATGGCAATTCACTATCTGCGTCTACAAACTCACGCTCATACATCTCAGGAAGATCTGGCTTTTCTGATGGAGCACCCATGTATTTTCTCATGCCCGGCATTATTTATTCCCCTGTGATGATTTCTGTGTTGGCTTCATAGAAGCACCGCAGTTAACTCGCTGTGGCATACCACCAGAACTATATTTAGATACTGCGCCACCGCGATTTTTGAGAAGTGTTCCAGCCTTGCCTGCTTCACTTTCACGGTACTTTTTACGGTCTTCTGGAGACATTGAGGTGATGCGCTTGTTGTGTGCTCGTAACGCTTCTCTTCTAGCATTTTCTTTTCTGGCTGTTTCTTTTCTAGCCTCTACACCTGCCTTATCTGTGGCACGAGCTTTTTCCATTGCCGCTTTTTTCTTTGCTTCATCCGTTACTTTATTTTCAGGTTTAGGTGTAGGCTTAGGTGTAGGCTTAGGTGTAGGCTTAGGTGTAGGCTTAGGTGTAGGCTTAGGTTTTGACTCAGCTTTAGGTGCGGGCTTAGCTTCCTCTTTTGCTTTACGCTCAGCATCCAGCTTCTTCACAAATTCATCACGACGACCTGCGGGTACAACATCTGATCCTGCGCCTACTTCATCGGCGGCTAATAGTGCGCCAACACCAGTCATGCCTTTGGCAACCTTACCTACACGTGATGCTATCTTAGCCACTGAATCAGCTTTGCTTGTCGCATCCTTGATCATCTTATCAACGCCGCTTTTAGTTACTTTAGCGCGTTTGTCAGTGGTCTTCAGCTTAGCATCTTTCTTATTCTGGGCATCTTGCTCTGGGGACACCATCATTTTCTTAACACGCTTAGGGATATCATCGCCGGGCTTCTTAGGCAAAGACGTAGTCCCTTTAGGCAACATCATGTCACGCACAGCTTTAGGGATATTCTTAGCGGCATCTGTTGACTTCTGGGCGAGTCCCTGTAAAGACTTACGGATCATGTCGCCTGTAGGACCTTTAGCTTTGGCCTGACCAAGCGCGTTGTTGTACATGACGGAACCGTATTTATCCCTAGCGGCTGACGTGCCATTCTTAGCGGCATAGCGCATAATTGATACAGCTACTGAAGGTGACATAGATTAACTCCGTGGGTTTTTCTTGCCAGCAGTCTTGGTACGAGCTACTGAACGATTGATTGATTTAGGTGCTACACCTAGACGGGTATTGTTGAGTGGGTTGCCAGTTAGATGTGTTACATCTTTACCATCACCCTTCTTTACTAATCCTGCTTTAGCCATCTTCGTACGTGCGGCATTACGGGATGCTCTACGCTTCTTCTGTACTTCAGTACCTTGGTAGTTGGCATACTCTTTTTTATAGTTACGTGTCTTAGCTACCATTACGAACGCGACTTCTTATGTGTTCCCGGTACGGATGCACCACAGTTAGCGTAGCCACCCTTACTAAAAGATCCCATCTTTTCTTGGACCTTCTTCTCAAACTTTTTGCGGTCTTTTTCTTTAGTCTTAGCAAGTATTTTATTGACAGCCCTTAACTCTTCTTTCTTTTCTTCACTAAGCAAGTTCGTCAAAAACTCTATTTCACCTTCCCTCTCTTTCTTTGTCTTAGGCTTTCTATTTTCCTTGACATCCTGAGTAGACTTAAAAGCACCTACTCTTTTCTTCTTTTTCATTGAAGGTGGAAGTTTTTTGAGATCTACATCTTTTTTAGTTGCCATTACCATTTCACCTTATGCGACCAGTACTTAGCCGACAGCTTACTGGTGGGTTTACCTTGTGCATTATGACGAGCATAATACGATTTCTTACGTGCTTTATCTTTAGCTGATGTAGGGGCCTTACCCGCACCCTTCACACCCTGCTGACCGAAACGAATGAACTTGTACGTGTCACCCTCTTTAGCCATCACCTTGTGTGACTTCGTTGGGTGGTCAGGATCTCTCTTAGGCTTATTCACGCCCTCAAGACCCTCTTCCTTCATTTTGTTCTTAACTCGTTCAGGTATCGCCACTGTCTTTCCAACCTGCTTCTTTCATGTACTCTTCTACCTGTGACAAAGAAAGCTCGCACTTAAAGCGAGCCTCTAATGCCTCTCGCACAAAGAATACATCTGAGTGCGGTATATGGATACTACTTAGGGGTCTATTATCACGGATACAATCGTAGACTTTCTCTACGAGTCCTTCTGGAGTGTACATAGTTATATCTACAAGGTTACAAATGTCAAGAACTTAAACGACATTTTGTCTGCTGGTAGTGCTTACAGAGTGTAGCACCGGGAGTGTTTGTTGGATTTTAGCACAGATACTTCTGTACTGCAAGTCTTTTATGTGTACATTTATAGTGTACATTTAAATGCTCACTTAAGTGTTTGCGATTTGACTGCCTCTTCATCTTCTTGTTCTTTCTTTTGAGTGCTCTTCTTCTTTTCTAATGTTTCACATTAGTAGTTATATCCACGGATTAAAGTCTGTCAAGTAGTATCTCACCTTATAACTAAAAGAACTAAAAGTATGTTTCTTATAACTTGTAGGACACTTGTGTGTGAGGGCACAACTACTGTGGTTTACACTTCTATTTTTCAGAATTTTGGCAGTGTGTGTATATAGCGTACGGGGTACGGGGGGGTGTCCCATGCCCTCCCTGTGCAAAAAATGACAGTATGCGCTCCGTCTGGCTCAAATAATATGTAAGTCGTTGATTTATAAGGAAAAAGTATAATCATTCAAGTGTTATGTAATCATTTGATACCTTGAATCGCTTGCAGGAACAGCACAAAACAAAAACAAGCCGCGCTGACTTTGGTTGTG